ACGACTAGGCCGCGATAGAAGCCCTGCGTCGCAGAGAAAGGCGAAGCAAAATAGACGACCTTGCGGTACGTGTAATTCGGTACTTCTTCAAACTCCCGAAAGCCAGGAGTGTCGGTGAACCCGAACGTGAAGTCGGTGACGCCAGTAGCCATGCGGCTACCTCACCTCAATCGAGGGTCAGCGTCAGCGAAGTGATTTGGAAAGTGTCGCCAGCGGTGACCGAAGCAGACGAAGACAGGGCACCAGTCCACAGACAGTTGCCCGCAGTCGAGTTGTCCCACAGCGAGAAATGCGAATAGGTTTCCGTGGTGGAAACGTTCGTCCATTCAACTGTCGCAGATGACGCCATCGAACCGCTTGATGCGGCAGAGAACGTGACTTCTTCACGGGTTGTCTCTGTGGCTGCGTTGCTCGTCCCAGCCTCGCCAGGGTCACCAGTGTGCAACTTCACGTAGACGTTGCTCACCGAAAACGATTGAGCGCGAAGGGTATCGAGCAGTTTGTTTTCTGCGTAGTTAGAAATCGACATCAGTTACCTCGCCTGAGATGATAGCAGAAAACAGAAGTGGGGGAGCGGGGCAGGGGAGGAAACCCCGCCCCCCACCGATTCTGTTGAACTAATTACTTAGTTCAGTTACGCGCCGAGCGACGAAGCCGACTCGATGCGACGCAGCGAAGCCTCACGGAATCGTGCGTAGCCGCCGAGCCAGTACCAGCCGACAGGCTGGAAACGCTGGAGCACGTCGACCACTGGACCGCGGACGACACGCGGGAACGCGCCGTTGCCATCCACAATCGAGTGTGCCTTGGCGAGGGCCTGACGACCGCAGATGTGGGTGCAGTACGCATCCACCGTGCCAGTCGAGCCAGAGCCGTTCGAGGCGTTCTCGAAAATCTTCGCACGCGGCGTCTCAATGAAACGCACACCTTCGAAGGCTCCGATTTCGCCGTTGTAGATACCAGCAGGGTCGCTGTACACGTGCGGGTCACGCCACGAGGCGACACCCGTCTCGCGACGGAGGTCGTATGACACGTCGGGGTGAATGTAACCCATGTACATGCCGTTGAACGAAACGGCGTTGGCCTTGCGGAGAGCGGCGACAACCTTGCGGACGTCGTTCGCCTCGATGATGTCTGCTGCCGCGATACCAGTGCGGGCCGTCGGGGTGGTGGTTCCGCCGCCACCGTAGACGACGTTCGTGCCAGCCGAGAGGACCTCACGGATGACGCCGTCGATGCTGATACCAGCGTTGTAACCGACCAGGTTGGCGGCTGCCGCATCCACGTCAAGGAACGAAGTTCCACGCAACTTGGCGGTGGTGTTGACAGCGTTGCCGTACTCTTCCAGCGTCACTTCAACCTGGGAGTCGCCCATCACCACTGGGGTGACGTCGGTGTCCTCGGTGAGGGTGCTGGTCTTTTCGCTCAAGTCGTTGAAGATGGTGAACTTCACGCTTGAACCTGGCATTGCTTGGGCGACTGGCATCACGTCTGCAACCGCGTCGAACAGAAGTTCGGAGCGGAGTGCGAAGTACGCAATCCTGTCAAATGCAACCTGGTCTGTGAGCAGGCTGCTCTGTTGTGTCTTGGACATTACCTGTTATTGCTTTCCCCCGACAGGCACGGGGGCCTGCGGGCTAGATGTTTTCTACTTCTTGCCTTGCTTGAGCCAGTATCTGCATCACTTCATCCTGGTTACGAGCCTGGTTGATTTTGGTTGACCAATCGACAACAGGTTCGCTGGTCTCACCTGCACGCTGGGCCTTAGTAATACGGTTCCAGGCATCGGCCTCGGATTTCGCTTGCGCGTTCTCCGCAGCCTTCGCGATGAGATTCGCTTCCTCCGCTGCTTGGCGGATGGCTTCTGGGGTGACTTCGCCGTCGTAGCCCTTCACGAAATACTTCGAGACAGGATTATCCATTGGGACTCCTGCCTTCAAGAAAGCCATTTCGCGTTTGACTGATTCGGCTTCCGCTAACTGTTTCTTCAGTTCAGCGGCTTCCTTTTCCAGCAGACGCATCCGTGCACGCACGGGGTCTTTCGGTGCCTCGTCAACAGAATCGTCTTCGAAATCGTGGACGTTTGACATTGGCTCACTCCTTTACCCACACCAGGTTGGAGGTTCCTGGTGGCTGTTGTCTTATGTGACATCACTCAGAGTAGCACACCGACCACTCTTGTCAAGTACCCTACTGGGCGGTACCGACACCTGTTTCGACGACACCTGATGTTGCGCCTGAGGTGCGGGCGAATCCGCCGCCACCCATGAACTCGGCGACACGTGTACGTTGACGCTGCTCCAACGCCTGCTGAGCCTGCACATCGAAGCCGAGGGCGGCACCGACTTTCTGTTCTTCGGTGAGGGCTGCTTCTCCGCCCATCTCCTGATAGAGGCCAGCCAGTTGTCCTGCACGCTGGAACGCTGCCTGTGCCTGTTCTGCGCTGTAGCCGCGACGAACCAGGTCCTCAGCGGTGGCGGCACCGAACACTAGCCCTGCTTGTTCTCTGCCGCGGGCACCGATTCGGGCTGCCTCAACTTGGCGTTGGAGGACGGTGTTGGCTCGGACTGGGTCAATGAAGTAGGCGGCGAGGGCTGATTCGTCGTTGCCGACCTCTGGGTAGAACTGGCGGAGGGTGTTGAGGACTTGCGGGTCGGCGTCACGAACCTTGGCGAATCCGTCGTTGATACGTGACTGGAACTCTGAGGGGGAGACGTCACCTTCGATGAGTTTTTCGAAGTCGTCGGGTGAGTCGTAAAAGTTGGTTGGGAGGCGGTTGGCGACGAGTACTGAGCGGTATTCCTGTTCGAGGCCGATGTAGGTGGCGGGGTCTAGTTCGGGTAGGCCCCTGTTGGCGCGGGCGGTGTTGGCTTTGAAGCGGGTGCGGAACTGTTCGGTGTCGCGAAGGTTGAACAGGATGGCGTCGGAGTCTTCGATACCTTGGGCGAGAAGGGCACGGATTTGTCCCTCAAGCCCTCGTAGGCCTGCGCGTTGGAGGAATGTGTTGATGATGCCAAAGGCGTTTTCGCGGCGCTGTAGGGCTTCTTGGCGTGCGAACGCGAGGCCTGCGTCTTCTTCGTCGGTGTCCTCGTCGGCTCCACCACCACCGCCGCCGCCACCTCCGCCGCCGCCGCCTCCGCCGCCTCCACCGCCGCCTCCGCCGCCACTGCCGCCCGCGGGGACGGTGAGTGCTGGCTGGCCTTGGGCTTGCAGAATCTCAGAAAGTTGCTGACCTTCTTGGGTCTGCAAAAAGCCACGAGTGAACTCAGCCGTATCCTGCTCGGTGACGGGGATGTCAGGGAACGTAAAACTCATGTCGCTCATGCGCGGTACCCGAACGCCTTCTCCAAACTCATCACCAGATTAGTCGCCTGCTGTTTCGCCTCATTCGTGAACTGCCAACCATACTTGTTGTCCGACTTCAGAGTGGTAATCCAATCAGTCAACGACATCGGCTCCTTGCCCATCAAAGCAGACGCAAACTTGGTTGGCACGCCGTTCTCGTCAATCAACGCAACTTGGTCGGGTGACTGCTCCAACACGCTCGCGGCGATGCGCTGATACGGCGAGAAGATGGTTTCAACGGACACGCCGCGGTCCAACAGGTCGGCGAACGGCTTGTACGACACCTTCGCCAAGTCGCGCAGATTGTTGCGCAGCATGTCCTCGGTCATCACGACACCGCTTGCAGGGTCGGTTTCTTGTGCAAGGATACGAGAAATCTGCTGGTCGTCTGGGCGTTGTCCGTAGGCGCGGTAGATGGCGCGGATACGGTCAGCGTCGGCTCCACCAAGCGCAGTTTTGGCTGCCGTTGGTGCCGTGAACACGGGAGATGCGGCGCCACGCTTGAACGCTGCACGGTAGACGAGACGTCCAAGGTCTATTCCTGTTGAGCCATTACGGGCAGCCACACCTGCAACCTCTTCAAGGGCGGTCTGGTCGAACTGGATGTCGCCGTACTCCGCACGAATCGAGTCAATCGCCTTTTGGACGGCGAGTTGTTTTTCGGCTGGTGTCTTGACGTCGAACGCTTGTTGTGCCTTGCTGGTGTTGAGCGCATACGGTGTCTTTTTGAACTCGCGAAGGAACAGCGCCTGACCTTCAGTGCTGCTAAACCATTTGTTCTCAACGGCTGTGCGCAACAGTTCGGGGACGCCCTCATACTTGGGGTCGAGAAGGTATGCGTATTCGCCTGCTTGTTCTGCGACAAGTTCTTCCCATGATGCTTGCGGCCCGACGCCCTTTTTCGCTTCAAGGTCGGCACGTACCCGCGCACGGTTGCCTGGGGTGTCGGCCAGTCCAGCCGAAGTAAGTCCTGCGGTGACTTCTGCACGGGTCACTTTCATTGGTGCTGCGGCAGCGGCACCGCCGCCCCCAGCGCCGCCAGTGTCACCAGCGGGTGTTGTGGTGGGTACACGTCCAGCGAACGCCTCAGTTCGCATTGCTTCGGTCTGCGTTGCCTGACCAGCAGTCATGCCGCGACGCGCAACGGACCCGACGCCAACTCGGACGTTGGGACCAGGACGGTTCACCGACGACACGATGGTCGTCTCAACAGCGTTTGACGCCGCCTGCCACTGCTTGAAATCCTCGGGGTTTTTTGTGCGTTCGTAGCGTTGCCACCACGAATCCGCGTAATCCTGCTGAGCCTGCAAATCTTCAGTTGTGATACGGACACGTAGCGATAATCTGCGCAACGAATCATCCAACGACTTGCGGATGCCACGCAATTCTTCGATGTCTTCGGTTGCTTTCTGGCGTGTCAACGTTCGCCGCCCAACCTTTATGTTGTCCGTGCGGCTTGCCGACAAACCTTTTTCAAGTGCCGTAATCTCTTCGTTAGCGGTAGCGATTCGTTTGCGAATCGTTTCCAAATCCGTTTGCGCTTTTTGCACCTCACCCACTGGAACGCCGTTGACGCGGGCAGTAGCAACTGCTTTGAAGAAGTTGGCGATGTCGCCAAGGAGCGCCCAGTTGTACGACTCGGCTTCGTTCTCGGTGACATTACCCGCCTGAACTTGCGTCCACAGCGCCTGCTTTGCTTCCTTGCTGATGCGGAGGCTGTTTATCCACGGTGCGTCATTGTCCCACGGATTCATCATGAACCTCCGAGTGCGCGTTCAATGAGGTCCGCAAGAGTGCGGAAACCTTCAACCTGGACTTCTTCTTGTCTGCCGCGACCGACGGCCTGGGTAACCAGCGTGCTGGTAGCAGGGGCTTGTTCTGTTCCACCCATTGCTGCTTGACGTTCACGTGTCTGAATGAACTGGACCGCGTCGCGAACTTCTTGTGGTGTCATCGAACGCCCAAGTTGGCGGAATGATTCGTCACGCAGAACGGTCTGCAAATCCTCTTTCGCGGTGACACGAACCGTGCGACCAGTGCGTGCTTGTCCGCCAGGGTATTCGTTGGTGAGGTATGCGAGTCCGATGTCTTCGGTGACGCCCCAACGATTCAACTCCAACAAGTACTGCGATACGGCGTTGATGTCTTTCGCGTCGAACGTGGATGACGATGGTTTGCCGCCGTCATAGAGTCCGCGGTCGGCGAGCGTGTTGAGGAACGCAATACGGTCTCCGCGGCCCTTGCCTGCCAGGAAGCGGTAAGCCTCTGTGTCGATGTTGCCTGGGTCGTAAGGTTCGCGTTTGATGACACCGTTGCCATCAACCAAGCCTGGTCCGACGTAGACCATACGGTTGCCTTGACGCTGGAAATACTTGTCCGCGTAGGTGGTTGGGTTGAGACGGTTGGCGGCAGCCGAAACGGTGGTTTTTTGTACGTCGACGGGGCGTGCAGTGAACTGGAAATCTGCGCCGAGTGAATAGCGCGGCAGGCTCGTGCCACCTGGGAGTACGGTGGGCATTGGCTCCACGTCAACAATGGTGTCGTCAACAGGTTTCGTTCCATTGCTCATAGTTCGTCGACCTCTGATGCTAGTTCACGGTCCCACACTCGCTGGAAATCTGGGACAGCATCACCAAGAGCGCTACCGATGTTGAACAGCCATTGGCGCAACTCGGCTGCCTGCTTCGCTGTAGCGAATCCGCCTTCTTTGCCGCCTGCTGCAACGTATTGGGCGATGGCCTTGTCGCGGTAACCCAAGTATTCCTTGACTG